ACACGTGCGGTAACACCAAAAGCCATGACGGCCATCAAAAGAATAAATAACTTTTTCATCTTATCACTTTTTAGATTGTTAAACTGCGGCGTCAATAGCGGCAACAGCCGTGTCGATGTCAGCCACAAGGATGATACCTGGTTTGTCGGTGTCCTCAACCAAACATTGATACCTGGCGAACAGGATAGCTGAATACAAGTCCTTCTCGGTGTCAAGACCAAACTGGCCGACCTTCAAATCCATGTTGCGCTTAGTCCAGATCTGGATCAACGCATCATCAGTAACCAACATTTCCGTTTCACCAATCTTGGAGCTGGTAATAAGCCTCAAGCCTCCGATAGACGGTGAACCGTCAACCAGTTGTTGTACGATAGGCTGCCCATTGGCATCCTTAGTCCTGCGGAACTTCGAAGCCGTTTTTGGGTGCAAACGGACAGTGTTCAGCTTGAACCCTGCCACCTCGCCTTGTACGCAGCAAGCATCCAACAAGTCCAACATGGTAGCCTTGGGGTATGCAGCACCATAGCCTTCATGGTCAAAAGCGGTAGCCTGCCCTTTGATGCCGTAGATATGCTGTGCGTTGGCACCACCATCAGCACCGTCACCAGAATAAATCTCGCCGTCAACGAAATAGTTAACCTTCCTCAACAGTTGGTCAACAAGACGTTGAGCGAATTGCGGCAGGTCTTCAAACGTTTCTGCACTCATCGGCAGCTTGGCGGAGACCTTAGCCATCAGACGGCTTTTCTCAATACCAGTAGCGGCATCATCAGTACCAGCGGCATTCCCTTCACCGACATAACCAGCGTGGGACGTGTAGGTGCCAGTGACCCATACAAGAACCGATTTCCCACCCTCGACAGTACCACCACCGATACCAGGGACACCAAGGAAGGCGTTAGGGGTTACAGGGGCGAATTTGGGGTCACCAACAACCTTAGAGCGGGTAACATAACCCGTGTAGTCGGTAGTCAGAACGGCATCCTTCAATTCAAAGTCAAAGCCTTGCTTCAACTTCCTAAGGTCTGCGGCAGACTTAATCTCCAACGAGCGGAGTTTTTCAGTCACCATCTCAACCAAAGACGAAGAGGATTTGACCTCGATTACATTCTTGGTGGCATCGTTAATCCTTTTCAATAGGTCGTTCTCCAAGGATTTCAACTCAACCATGCTAACTGTTTCCTTTGCCAACTCGGCCTTGATAGCCTCTTGGTTATCAGCCAACATCTTTTTGATGCCATCAGCATCCATACCCTTAGCCTCAATAGCAGCAGCCAGGTGTTCAAAGTTCTTCTTCTGTACATCGTTGTACGAAGTGGCGAACGCCAGGGCGTCGCCTTCCAGACCTTTGGTTTCAAGCTCAATAAACTTAAATTCCATAGTAGTTAATTTTAATTTGTGAATTTTAATTGTGAAAATATGCTCTGCTTCTGCGGCTTGAGTGACTCCTGCGGCTCAAGTGCTAAAGACTTCAACATCAATAGTGCAAATTTCTTCTGCTCGTTACGTTCAACAGCTATAACCTTGTCGAACTCATCGGATAATACATCAATCCTGTTAGCCCCTTTGACCTCATCAAGAAGAGCGAACTTGTTCTTTGCCAACGTGACCAGCGATACCTCCCACAGCTTGACCTCTGTCAGATATCGGATATCTTCCCCGTTATCGGAAGTGTTCATCTCGTACTTGATGGTCTGGTAGCCTATACTCATCTCTTTGAGTATCTTCTCACGAATTTTCGTCTTGATGTCCTCTTCGGCGTCCGATATCCTGGCCTTGATATACAAGCCCCGGGCGTCCTCTGACAGTTCGATAATCTTTCCTATCGGCGTATATATGTCGTGTTGATAACAGAACGCTATCCGATCTTTGTTTTCTTGCAAGGTCTTGGTGAATGCACCAGGCTTGATAACATCAGCACAACGCCAATAATCAGCGTCATCGGGTATGTTAAAGACGGCAGCGTATCCGCTCACAACCATGCCGTCAGACTCGTCAACGGCCTTAATCTCGAAATTCCTAAATGACAGATTATTCTTTTCCATCGCTTACCTCTTTAATGTCATAACCCAACTCCTTGTTGACGGTGATAGCCTCTATCTGATTAGCGTCCTTAAGCTTAAGCAGCCTTTCGGTCTTCATCATCTCGACTTCCTCCCTCACCTTCATATCGTCCTGCAAGACTTCAAGGTGGCTGAAATCACCCTCAAGCCTTAAGCCTTGCTTCTTTAACTCCATCTTGTATGCCAACTGCTCAAACTCGCCCCTCACCCAAGGGATAACCCTGTCTGTGTAAAGCTTCTTTTTGGCCTCCGCTTGGTTATCAAACGTTGACTTTCCGTCAAATATCTCCCTCGGAACGCCTAACAGGTCACAACACTTATCAAACTCGGCTTTCTCATTTTCCGTCAGCCTCAACTTCTCAATGTCAACAGTGACAGGCGTCCACTTGACTGGTGCCTCTAATAGTGCTATCTGCGACTGACCCCTAAGGGTTCCGTACAGCTTCTTTATACCAGACAGGATACCATTCTTTGTCTTCTCGTCTTTCAGCGTCAGTTGCGCACCCGTGATATCATTGCCAGGCTCTGGGCTGATAAAACCAGTCATGCCCCTGTGTTTGATTATCTGACCCCTCGACTCCTGTATGGCCATCAGGTTGCTGGCTGAATCCATCAGTGTCTGTACCTCTGACTTGCCCGACAGCCCGAAGCGGTAATCAACCCACATCAGGACTTCCATCGGCTGGAGGATGGTCATGCCCTCCCTGTTCTGATACTCAAAGTGGTGGATAATCTCATCTAATGAGAAGCGGGACGTAATGTCATTGACCCCATCATTGTACTCAACTACTCGGACGGACTCAGGCAAAAGGTTCCACAACGCCTTGCTGTCTACAAAATTATCCGTCCTGCCCTTCACGCCCCTAATAAATGAACGCCCGTACAGCTTCTGGAAGATAAGCCGCTGAGCCATCCAGTCACCAACGGTCTGAAGGGGGTTTGGGTTATTAAGCAAGTCAAGGATAGGATGCTCGAATAGTTCTATATCCTCGCCAGTCTTTGAAACTTTATACAGACGCACATTGACATTCCTCACGCAGTCTGCCATCGTGTCAATGATTGTACGAATATAGACACAACTCTCGTACAAGTCTTGGAGGCTGTTGAATTTCCACAGCGCCTGATTGTCAAACCCGAACACCCGTATATTATTCCTTAGCTTCGCTTGCGCTTCGGCAGGTAACAGGCTCAAGGTCGAAGAATCGACAACGATTGAAGTGCTAAGATTGTCCATCGACTGTATTTGATTTCACAAAGTAAAACTATTTCGTATGTTATTCAGCAGATTTAACAGCATTTAACATTAACGGAGGGATACCTCGTACTGGATGCTCATCCCAGCGGCATCGAAGAAATGGTCGAAGCCGTTCTTCTCTGGCTCGTTGGTGTTGATGCCGTTGACCATCTTATACCTGTAATTTTCCTGCTCCCGCTTGATATGCTCACGTCTAACAAGATACATCTTGTGACGCTTCATCAGGTCAATCCGCCATTCAACACAGCCGGTGAACTTCCTGCAATTCTCAAACTGGACGTTCAACCTATCAGCCCACGCCATGCCGTTAAGGTCGTCTTTGTTTTGCGGGCGGGCGGAATCACAGATGACCATCCACCTGTCAGGACGCTCCGCCTTTTTGGTCATGTAGTAGGCCTTGAAAATCTGATAGAACGATTCTAAGCTGTCAAGCTTATCAACGTAGATAGGGCTATCGTAGGCCAGACCGCCATCGTGCCTGCACACCTCAGCAAAGGCATAAACGCCTACCGTATTAGCATAGTCAAGGCCGTACCAATACTTTTCAGCGTTGACGGGCATCCTATCAATGTAGGTCACATCCCTAAAGATTAGCCCCTCCCTTGCACAGCGTCGCCCATCGCCGTACACCGTCCACATATATTCATCCACCGTGCCAGCCTCGATGTTGGCCAGGTTCGGCCTGCGCTCCGCTTCGGGCAAATCAAGGTCGGCAATCTCCCAGGGACAATATGACTCTAACTCCCTGACTATAGCAGGAGGGCAATGCTTGTTATTTCTGTAGGTCGTCCTCGTGTAAAAGGTGTTCGGCTGCCCTTCAAAACCAAAAGCCCAGTGGTCGGTGTACTTCGGGTTCCAGTCTCCGACAAACAGCATCTTGCAACGCATCATCAGGCCTGCAATAAACGCCTTTTCGGGCACCTCCAACATCTCGTTGACAAAGACAATATCATAGCTGACCTGCTCGGTGCTATCCTCGAGCCCTCTGAAATAAAACGTGTTACCCCACAACTCGTATTCAGGCGACTGCTTTTCTGCCCTTGCAGCCCCAGGATCGTAAATCTGTATATACTCCCTCAAGCACTTTTTGAAGTCCTGCTCGTACAATTTCTCACGGGCGTCCTTTAACGTGTACCTAAACATACCGATTTGCAAGCCAGCCCCTCGGTTGTGGTCGCACAAGGTAACAAATAAGTGTATAGTGTCTATAGTCTTGCCCGCCCTGGCCGAGCCCTCGTTGAATATCCGCAACACCCTCGACCTGTCCGTCTTTAAGTAGTTGTTGACAAACAAGTCAAGCATATAATAGTAGAGGTCGGAGGGGTCAAATATCATTTTGCGCTGTTTTTGTGTCTTTTTGATAGTGGTTTTTGTCTAACCCCCGTGTTTTGCCACACCTGTTTTGTCATTGTGTCAGCAAAGACGGCTTTTTGCTATCATTTTTTCAATCCAAGGTCAACCACCTTGCCGTCAATGGCCAGGTTGATGGCTGCCGCCTGGTTGATTTTATCGCCGTCAGTAGTAATGTCAACCCTCTCACCAAACATCCGTGGGTAAAACTTGCTGGCATACCACTTAAGCGTATCAATCAGGATGCGGCCAACGGGAGCCTCAATGATACCATCCCGCATATCCTGCATGGTCTGATTGATTTCAAACGTCACCATTTCCGCTTTGTCCTGTATTGCTTTCGTGTAAAGGTCGAACAACTCTTGATTGTCACGCTTCCAGTTGCACCAGGTCGAGTAGTCGGGATAGTGGTCTGAGCTGTCCAGGACGGCTTTAATGTGTTCACCCATCGCCACCCTTTTGCATATCTCTTTACACATCTCGAAGTCATAAATAGACGGGTGGCCTCCCTTGTTGCCTACTGCGTACTTGTTGCCCTTAGGTGCTGCCATGACATTGCTGTTTAGTTGTTTGCGACAAATATACGCAATGTTTTGACAAAAAGATGTTTTTCAGCATAAAAAA